TGGCGTACCTAGCACTTACGGGGAGCGAGTCAGCCTGCACCGGCTTCCAGTACTTCTCTTGGTAGATACGCTTGGCAAGCTCCAGGGGAAGCTCCCGCATGTCGCCCCGGTAGCCGACTTCTCGTGCCACAGCTTCAGTGACACCGTAGCGGGTCTTACCGCCAGGGTCATCCTTATGGTCAGAGAAGTCGCCCTCGTGCCCAATAAGAACGGCAAATGCTTGATCAAAGTTCATTAGATGATCCTGTAGATACCGTTGATAAGGAAGGTACGGCTGTTGGTAGTAGTCGCAGTATATTCTACAGCCAGAGTATCGTTAAAGGCGTTAGAGTTGATCACCCCGACCATATCTGCTGCAACACTGCTCAGCGCTGTACCAGCGGCTTGGTTAGTGGTTGAAAAATTGCTAGCCACAGGTAGTGAAAGCTGCAACTGCACAAGCCCAGTAGCTGTTGCTTGAATAGTGATAGCCCCGCCGAACGTAACAACGCTGCCGACCCGCTGATAATAGCACGTGCCAGACGAAGAAGAGGCGACGTTGACAGTACTGCTGATAGTCGGTGACCACGTGCCAGAAGTCAGATTCCCCGCCGTAATGTTGCCCGCTGTAACATCTCCAGGGATATCTACGCCTCCATTAGCAGCGATAGTCAAACGGTCAACCGCGCTTGTGCCACCAACGGGCGTGGTACTAAAGACCAGTTTACCCGGCATGCTAGTCGTGCCGGGAGCGCCATTAATAACCGCAGAAATCTTAGCAGCCTCTAGGAAGTTGGTTCCATTGCTGCCGCTAAAAATAACCCGACCGATGTTTTCGTTGTTGACTACCGCCGTATGAATACCGACCGTGCCACTACCGGACTTAGCAAGATACAGCCCAGCTTCATTGGTGTCGGTAGCAGACCAGTTGGTCACCGCCACAGCAGAAGTGTTTATCGTATTGCCGTGCTGCTGAGAGTACGCAGCAATCCCAGCGACCGAATTCAACGAAGACGTGTAGCCAAGGATAGTGCGACCGTTAGTGTCAATAATATACGGGGTGTTGTCAGGGTTAGCAACATCCTCTACAACAAGCGCATTACCAGAGCCACTCTGACTAATACGGAGGCCATCAAGATGAGAGTTAGCACTTAGGATTACCGGACCACCAAAGTAGTTCTGCCCGGTGCCAGCCGCGTAGAAATTCCAACGGTTAGCACGAGTGACGTTGCCGCTAACCACGGGAGCAGAGCTAGTCGCGGTACTGCTAAAAGTGAAGGTATCTGCGTCTACTACAGTGATGACATACGGGCCGCCGTTGTAGCTGCCAGAAGTCATGCTGGTTTCAGGAACCTGAGAAATCAGGATCGAATCGCCAGTAGTAAACCCGTGGTTTACAGCAGTATCCACAGTCACCGTAGTGCCGTTACCGTTGATTGCAGATACGGCTAGCGGAGTCTGCGTAGGGATAGTGCTATAGAACCCGTAGTTATTCTGCGCTCCGATGAGGTCAGAGTTGGCGAAGAACCCGTGCTGATCAGTGACAGTAGACCCCGCACCGATTACCCCTTGCGCGGCCCTATAGCCTTGAAGTGTAGCCAGGGTAAAAGACGCCGCTTCTGTTGACGGGTTGGAGCGGTACATAGCCGCCAACCAAGTCACGTTGGACTTAATAGTTACGCCACTCAGGTTAATACCGTAGTCTGTAGACGCCCCGTCGATAGCACCAGAGATGGTGACCGTGGGGGTAAGAGACACTTGGTCAAACGCAAAGACAACGTTCGTGCCGTCACAGTAGAGGGTGGCGCGCTTCCCGTTGGGGATTGTGATGCCGTTACCAGCCAGCGTCTTAAATACTATAGACTTGCCGCCAGTAGTTCCGTTGTAAACGAAGTACAACTTAGAAGTATTTGGGCAGATAACATTCCGAGTGGCGCTGATCGTGCCGCTCAGGTTGATGAACATGCACCGCGCTTCGTCCGCTGCACCATTAGAGTTGGTGAGGGTATAGTCCGCGTTCGTCATAGTGACGTTGGCGGTGCCCGCAATCGCGCTATCTACGAGGGCAGTAATGCCAGTATTGACCAGCGAACCACACGTACCGTTATTTTCACCGGTAGCGGGCAGCGTCAAGCGAAGATTAGTAGTATAAGATGAAGGCATTATTGACCCCTAACCAGCCTAATGAGTGCCGTGGTAGACGTATTAGCAGGTACGGTGACACGAAAAGTCTTGCCACTCGCATTCTTGTCATCGCCAAAATCTAGCACGGCTACAGACCTGTTGCTAACGCTGCTGTTGTAGATGAGCGCACCGCGCGCTGTGAACGACGCATCGGTCCACTCTACATTGTCGAACGAGATGAAGACTATGTTTCTGACGGTATCGACGTTGACGGTCGGATTAAACATCACTTTGCCGCCAGTCGTATAGCCGAATCCAGAGGGTACTTCCCCAGTGGTAGTATACGCGCCAGTGTTTCGTCCAATATCTGCTACACTTGTATACAGGGCGATCTTAAACGTGTTTACGCCAAAGTTATGCATGGCTAGAGGTAGCTCATACAGAAACGAGTTTGTTACGCCCTGTTCAATCATTTTACACTACCTTGTTCCGTACCTGCCCGCTGCGGTATGCATCCTGGCGGTTCTTGCCATCCGCGAGGTTCTTCAGGAGTACCAATGATTGCGCAAACTCCTTGTCCATCATAGCTACAATATCCGCCTCTTGCTTCATGAACCTAGCAGCCTCTACCATGACAGCATTGAAGAGCACGCTGCTAAAGTTGTCACCGAGCCACGTGTTGCCCACTGTCACAATGCTCTCAGGGTAATGCGCGTAGTTCAGCTTAACGGACAAAGCTACGTTAGGAGTGGGGGCGACTACAATCTCTAGAAGCAATTCATTGCTATCGTTGGGGCCGTAAAGCGCGTAGTACTTTGGCGTACCCATCATTGCTGGGTCAGGGTAGGCTTCCCGAAGAAAATTAATGTCTTTGTCCAGAAGGTAGTTGTACCTACCTTGATCATCTACTACAGCGACAGAATACGCAGACAAAAAATCAAGGGGAAGCGCCAAAGAATCAATACCGGGTGTCAAGACAAGCGACGTCGTTTTACGCTGCGCGGGTAGCTGCACAGCGTTATAGATGCGCTGCTCAGCAAGTTTCGTCATAGTAGCGAAGTCATCACTACTAAACGTGTTCTCGTTATAGTCTTCCACAGCCTGCTTAAGTGCTGTGTAAGACAGGGCTCCAACGACTGTCGGCATGTCTATCCCCGGATAGTGTTAGGCCATAGGCCCACGGGCCTTAGTGCCTTTTTGCGCGCATCCATTACCCCGAGTCTTGACGCCTTGCGTCTTGACATCAGTTTGCGGATACCCAGCCGTGTTAGGGACTGGCACCTTCTGTTGCTTGGGTTCTTGCTTCACAGCTTGCCCTCCTGATTCATGGCACGGGCGAGATTGCGACCGTGCTTCATCATGTCCTTCGAGGCAGGGCCACCCTTCTTGCCCTTGGGGGCCTTGTGCTGCTTCGTGGTGTCCTTGGCTACTTTGTCTTTCATAGCTACTCCTAGATGTAGTCAACAGAAACAGAACTGACTCTCGCAGTTCCTACCAAACTGTTTGGGGTTAGTGAAAGAGCCGAGCCGCCCCCTACGGGAGCCCAGCCCCACTCGATAATTCGGCTACCCTCGCCGATAGACCCCGTGGCGGTCACGCCTGAGGCGCGGTAGGCGTTGAAGTCTGGCCGGGGGTCGCGCACCGCCTGGGGGTCCGCGACGGGGAACATACCCAACTGCAATTGCGGGTGGTCTTCTTCCCAACATTCATTGCAGACTTTGATTGCGACCCGCTTAGTCTTAATAACCAAGTTTTTGAGGTCTTTAAGCTTGACGCGAATACCACACCTATCGCATTCAGCGATAGCGCGATTACCTGCGGTAAACCTATTGCTCATACTCAGCTAATAAACTGCTGCCGGGGTACAAATCGAACGGCAGCTTTTTCGCGGTCTTCCTCAGAAGCGATCTGCCACGCCTCATCGTATTGTGCCTTCAAAGCTATCATACGATCAAGAGCGCCTGGGATTTTCATAGCCAGATAGTAGGCGAGGCCGGCGACCATGCAGGGCAAAAACCTAAATGGCACGTCTTGTGTATTGACCCCAGTGCCTGCGTCTTGAATCCTACGAAGCCGCCAATAGACAAAGGTGTACTCCTGCGATTGATCAGGCAAGGGCCAAACGGTCACGGTAGGCGTCGGAGACAGCCTATCAATGTACACCTGAATGGGCCTAGCTTGCTGCAGCTTATTCGGAATGCTGGAGTATGTAGACACCGAAATGCGCGTAATCGTCAGGTCGGCCTGAGTGCCAGCACTTCCTGCCCCAGTGCGGATGACATGCTCCAGCAAATCTACAGTGTCGTTTGGCAGGGGGTACGTGCCAACGCCCGGGCTGAGTACAATAGAGCCCTGCTCAACTGACCATAGGTTAATCCCACGATTAGCCCAATCAGCAAACAGCAG